TTATTTCAAGAGTTATATGCTAAATACATTAACTTTAAAAACTGTATAGTTGAAAAAAAGACAGATGTATTCAGATTTTTTATAGATTTTGATATTCTTTCTACAGAAATTCTCGATATAAATACTTATGCTGTATCTGTACAGAATGTAATATGTAATATATATAATAATCCAGATTTAAAGTGTATTATAACTAAGGCCGACAACCCAAAAGAAGTCACGAAAGGTGACAATGTATTCATAAAACAAGGATATCACTTTAATTGGCCGGACATTAATGTAGATAAAAATGTAGCACTCAGAATAAGAGAAAATATATTAATTTCTTTGAATACAATTTATGGCAAAGTAGAAACATTTTTTGATTCTTGGGATAAAATAATAGACAAATGTGTATATGATAAAAATGGTCTCAGACTTGTAGGATCAGATAAGTGTACATACTCAGATGGGAAATATACTTATGAAAATAGAGTTTATAATTATTACACAACATACATTGGGAATAAACTCTCAGAAGAACACGATGATACATATAAATGTAATTTATTGAAAGTTATTCAAGACACTAGTATCAGAACTGATACAGAATGTATTACTGAATTTTACGATCTTCCAGAATATGAAGAAACAGAAGAAGACTTCTCATCGAACGAGTCTGGTAATTTTACTTTGTTGTCAAATGAAAATTCTCAGAAAATTAGTATTCTACGTTTTTTTAAGAATCACGTTACTGGATATCGTGTAGACGACATTCGTGGGATTTTAAAGTCACAAATGTACGATACATTATATCTAATTAATACAAAATCTAAGTATTGTCAGAATAAATGTGGGTATCACACAAATAATCACATTTATTTCAAACTAACACCCGCTGGAATTTGCCAAATGTGCATGTCCGAAAATGATGGGGAACCTGATGATAACGGAAATGTTATTAATTGTAAAAATTTTGAAAGTAAGCGAATTCCATTATCTCATGATTTGAAGTCTTCTCTAAAATGGGGTGTAAAACAAGACAACGCAATCTCGGAAAAAAATGTAAGTATAGTATCTTTGATGATGGACAAAATAAGTGACAATTTATCACAAAAAAAGGAGCTCACAGGTCCTAAAACGAGAAAAAAGAGGTAAAAACTACGATTATAATTCCTAATACAAGTCCAATAGCAGCCTTTCCAAGAAATCCTGGCGAACCCTCAGGAATTAACATCGGAGCATTATTAGATAAGAATGTATACATTTGTTGAGAATTCAAAGCTAGATAAATAAGAGTTATAAATAATACAGTTTTAATATTTTTATCAGTGTATAATCTTTGATACAATGATAAATTTATATCGCGGGGCTTCTCGGTATCGTCACGGGCTACATTCTCGTCTGATTTATTAAATTCTAAATTTACACTTTGTACATCAGCGTTAATAGGGTCCGCGCCTGACATTAATTCTTTAACAGAACATTCAAAATTTGACATCGTTATTTACATTTTTGTATTTATTTTTAAAATTAAATGAAAACGAATTACTATTTACGATTTAATTTTTAAAAAAAAATAAATTACATTTATTAATAAATAATGGGCATTAGTAACGTAGCCGTTAAAACCTTTGACTCATCTGGGGCACAATCTCTGTGTAGAACAAATGAGTATAAAGGAGATGAGGAAGTAAAGTCTTCTTTTATTTCTAAGTGTCAAAAATTGTACATTTCGGGATCTGGAGAAACTGTTATACCCGGTAGTTTAAGAACATTTCCTACAGAAAAATCTGTAGATAAATTTTATGTTAACTCTGATACTGACGCTATTTCTGAAATAACTCTTGACGTTGAGTTCAAATTTAAAAGACAATCGTCGGGTATAAAGAGTCTCACTGTCGATGATGCGGGTGATCCAAATATTTATTCACAAAATGAAACTGTAACATTAGTTCAGAAGGGTGCCACTGGAGGCACAGGCAGTTGTATTGTTGTTGGAGGAGTATTGACTGGAGTTTTTATTCTTACCAGTGGTTATGGTTACAATGCGGCCGCGAGTGGTATAGAGATCAAAAAAAGTGATGGAAGTGGTGACGCAATCGGTACCGCCACGTTGTTAACGGATTGGAACATCAATGTGTCTAAGGATATTATACTTGGACTAATTGATAAAGTCGAAATTAAATCGGGTAGTTTAACGGTACAAACGTTAACGGCAGACGACATTTACATTAGAAATTTAACAGAACTTGGTCAACCCTTTACATTCAATGCTCCTTTTGAAAACCCGTGGAAATATGATGAGGCCTCAACATTGTTGTGGTGGAATAAAGAAGATCAGCTTCCAATTGGTAATAGAAATGTATGGAAACACGCAACATCGGCTCAAGACGTTATTATCTTTCAAGCATCGTGTTCCTTACCTTTTATTGGCAGAAGCAAAGATATGTCTCGTTCTTTGCTACAGGCTGGAGCGTTAACAAATGCATTAACCATAACGGTCCATTATAATAATCTTTACAGTGATAATATTGTCCCAGGAAATTCACACTATCAAATTATTTCCGCAGGTGATGGCTTTATGAACGATGTAATGAGTTTTAATCGCATTGGCACACCTTTTGATTTCTTGGACAAAAACTATTTTAATAGTAACATTAAAGTAAGAACACACATTGTCACTAGTACAGAAAAGGATTTTATATCGAAAAATATAATTCATAAGGTCTTAAATACATCTGCTAATGTTACAAAAGAGATAACCAAAAACACCTCTATTTCTAACGTGACCGATGGCATTACTGAAATAGAAGTAGATTTAGAAAATGTATCTATTAATGTAAGTCATCTATTAATAGGTATAAGAATGCCCCATGTTAAAAATAAAAAACTTTCTTTGCATGGCGGCGTCACTATGCCCCCCTTTAATGTAAATCTTTATAACGAAACGCAATCTAATGAACTTTCTACTCCGTTTTCCGTTATTACCCCACAGACATATTATGAGCCTGCCGGCAACCGAGAATACACCTCCGACGCCCCAGATCTTCTCCTTGGTTACATGCCAAATGCTATAGAATCTATGGAACTCGTATTAGGAAGTGATAGAACTGGATTTATCAAAGGTTCATCTTCTAAAATTGGTACATGTGAGAATTTCAATTTAATCAACAGTGACAAAAACTCGGCACATTATATTATAACTTTAGCCGAAAATGCATTTGATACTGCCGGTGTTCCATTCTCAAAGATTAATAATAAGAAATTACTAATCAAACTGAATAATTATATATTTAAAACAACAGGTGTCGCAAAAAATCCATTATCAGATGCGACCTACCCTCAAAATGCTATAATCACTGTTACAGCGTGTGGTACAAAGGTACAATCTGTAGTTGGAGGCTCTATGTCTTTCTTATAGATTATTTTGTTTAAATTTTTAAAAAAAAATAAATTACATTTATTAATAAATAATGGGCATTAGTAACGTAGCCGTTAAAACCTTTGACTCATCTGGGGCACAATCTCTGTGTAGAACAAATGAGTATAAAGGAGATGAAGAAGTAAAGTCTTCTTTTATTTCTAAGTGTCAAAAATTGTACATTTCAGGATCTGGAGAAACTGTTATACCCGGTAGTTTAAGACAATTCCCTGGGTTAAACTCTACAGATACATTCTATGTAAATTCTGATACTGATGCTATCTCCGATATGGTATTCAGTATTGAATTTAGGTTTAAAAATCCTGATACAACCAATATTACACAGAAACTTATTGCTTCTGTAACAAAGGATATTATATTATCTATTATAGACCGGGTAGAGATTAAATTGGGTAGCTTAACAGTTCAAACACTTACCGCAGATGACATTTACATTAGAAATTTAACCGAACTTGGAGTTCCGTACAACTTTCACAGCTCTATCGGACAATCGCTTAATTATGAAGGTAGCTCCGAAATTACAGACATTACGCCTCTATGGCAAAATCTTCTCGATGACGCAGCGAATCACTCGGATATCCATGTAATTCAAGCGTCTTGTTCGTTACCATTTATTGGAAGAAATAAAGATATGTCACGTGCACTTCTACAAGCTGGAGCTTTGACCAATGGTGTAACTGTAAAGGTTCATTACAACAGATTATACAAAAATGTAACAGAAGTCGGTGGTTCTTCTTATCAG